TGGGCCAGTTAGTAGCACTAGTGCATGGATAGATCCATCTGCTATGAATGCAAAAGGAGATGATGCTCCAACAATCAGTGCTAAGACAGTTGCATGTATTGAAGCTGCTGGATCTGGAAGAGGAACTGGTAGAATGGTTGGTGGTGCTGTCGGTGCTCAAGCTGCTCCTGCACTCTCAAATATACCATTTGTAGGTTGGGTTGCTGCTGGATTTGTCACCATGTTCGGTGCAGATAAGGGTGGTGATATAGGTGCAGATCTATCTACTTCATACGCAGGATGCGATGATGTAGATATTCCACATACTAAATAATACAGTATTGTTACTCATATGGGATGGTCTCCAGCACAAGTTGGTGCATTAGAAAATTGTGGCATTAAGGTCGAAGATGCCACTGGAGATATAAAGTGGAGAGAATTTGAAACGGTTGACATTATTAAACCAGAACCAATCAAATCACCTAAATCAAACATTCAATACGAAGCAACTCGCTTACCAGATTATAACAAAGTAGGAAATATACTCAAAGTTATTTTAAAATGGAGAGGAGGAACATATATGATTAAGATGTTCTTTCCAACAGTGGTATTACCCTCACGAAAAGAAGTTCAGGATCAAGTGACAAAAGTGTATCCTGGTGCTAAGATCGTGAATTACAAAGTATCGGATTATGACTCAGGAGAACCAATCCTCCAAACAAGAGGATAACAAAGACTTAAAAAAGAAAATAGAGAAGTTAGAGAAAGTATTAGAATTACAACAAAAAACAATTGACCACGACAAAAAATTCATGATCTAAACCATGCCTTCCATTGACGACATTTATCTCGGTAATCCGAATCTAAAGAAAGCGAATACCGAAATTGAATTTACACAAGAACAAATATTAGAATTTGTTGCATGTAAGGAAGATCCTGTTTATTTTGCAAAGAAGTATATTAAAATTGTTTCTCTTGATGAGGGATTAGTTCCTTTTAGCCTATACCCTTTCCAAGAGAAATTAATCAATAACTTTCATAATGATAGATTTAATATCTGTAAGATGCCAAGACAGACTGGTAAATCTACCACTGTGGTATCTTATTTGTTGCATTATGCAGTTTTTAATGATAATGTAAATATAGCAATCTTAGCAAATAAAGCATCCACTGCAAGAGATCTATTGGGTAGATTACAACTTGCATATGAAAACTTACCTAAATGGATGCAACAAGGTATACTAGCATGGAACAAAGGATCACTGGAGTTAGAAAATGGTTCTAAAATCTTGGCTGCTTCAACTTCTGCATCAGCTGTACGAGGTGGGTCATATAATGTTATCTTTTTGGATGAGTTTGCATTCATTCCAAATCACATTGCTGATCAGTTCTTTGCCTCTGTTTATCCTACTATTTCTTCTGGTCAAAATACGAAAGTAATAATTGTATCTACACCACGAGGTATGAATCACTTCTACCGATTGTGGCATGATGCGGAGAGAGGAAAGAATGAATATAAACCAACTGATGTTCACTGGTCTGAAGTGCCAGGTAGAGATGATGTATGGAGAGAGCAAACAATTGCAAACACATCTGAAGCACAGTTTAAAGTTGAGTTTGAGTGTGAGTTCTTAGGATCTGTTGATACTTTGATAGCACCAACTAAATTAAGAACAATGGTGTATGAAGAACCTGCACAACGAAACGCTGGATTAGATATTTATGAATGCCCTATGATGGGTCATGATTATTTGATAACAGTTGACGTTGCTCGTGGTGTTGAAAAAGATTACTCGGCATTTGTTGTAGTTGATATTACTACGTTTCCTCATAGGATTGTAGGGAAGTATAGAGATAATCAAATCAAACCAATGCTATTTCCAAGTGTGATATATGAGGTGGCAACAAAATACAACAAGGCCTTTATATTGTGTGAAGTAAATGACATTGGAGATCAAGTAGCATCAATCATTCATTATGATCTTGAATATGACAATCTACTCATGGCATCAATGAGAGGAAGAGCAGGTCAAGTTATTGGTCAAGGATTCTCTGGTAAGAAAACTCAGATGGGAGTTAAGATGTCAAAGACTGTCAAAAAAGTAGGATCTCTTAATCTAAAGACACTTATTGAATCAGATAAAATTATATTCAAGGATTATGAAATTATATCTGAACTGACAACTTTCATACAGAAAAATAATTCATTTGAGGCAGAAGAGGGATCTAATGATGATCTTGCTATGTGTTTAGTCATATATGCATGGTTAGTTCAGAATGATTATTTCAAAGAACTTACAGATCAAGACGTAAGAAAGAGATTATATGAAGAACAAAAAAATCAAATTGAACAGGACATGGCACCATTCGGATTTATCAACACTGGTCTTGAAGATACTACTTTCGTTGACAAAGATGGAGATGTATGGCATACTGATGAATACGGTGATCGTTCTTACATGTGGGATTATAGATGATTTCAGCTTTACTTTTCAGTTCTAGTTTTCTTAACTTTGCTTTTTACATATATGCAATTGGATTTGTTATTGCATTAATATTGGAACAAATTGTGAAACAATCTGATAATCAGAGAAATATATTCATAGTAGAAACAAATCGAAAATACCTTTGGAGGCAAACTTGGGTAATCAATATTAATTGGTTTGTTTGTAATGTAGGGTTATATTTTATATCAAGAAACATGCAACCAATGGGTGATACCTTCTGGGATGGTGCTTTTTAGTGCATGTAGACTACATGAAAAAGGATATTTTAATAAATAATTTCAGAAATAATCTGAGATTCGGAGAACAAAGATGCCACTAAATTTAGCATCTCCTGGAATTGTAGTTAGAGAAGTAGACTTAACCGTTGGTCGTGTAGACACAGCATCGGACAAAGTTGGTGCTCTTGTTGGACCATTTGCCAAAGGAGCAGTTGACCTTCCAATTTTGGTGGAGACAGAACAAGATTTACTAGACAATTTTGGAAAACCATACTCTGCTGATAAGCATTATGAGTATTGGATGGTTGCTTCATCATATCTTGCTTACGGAGGAGCCGTGAGGGTTGTACGAGCAGATGATGATGATTTAAAGAATGCTTTTTCGGGAACTGCAGGAAGCATAAAGATAAAAAGTACAGAACATTATAATGACTTAGGGTATGATGGTTCAACAATTACAGGAGTAACTGTTGCTGCTAGAAATCCTGGTTCATGGGCAAATAATTTAAAAGTTGCCTTAATTGATTCACAAGCAGATCAAATATTAACATTCAGTGCACTACCAGCAAATATCGCTGTTGGTTATGGTATTACTCAAAACGTACCTGCAGACACAGTTTTAGCTGGTGCAGGAACAACAACTAAGTTAGATGGATTCTTTAAAGGAATTGTAACAGGTGTTGATGCTACCGCAAAAACAATTGATGTTAAATTCTTGTCACATACATCTGCCGCGGGTGTTTCCACTGCAAAGGATTACCAACCAGGTGGAATTTACAACTTTAACAATGGTTCAGTTGCTATTCATACAACTGGTCAATCATCATCATATGCTACAGCAACTCCTACTTTAAATGTTGACTGGTTTGATCAACAATCTATTCAATTAACTAATACATCAATTAGTTGGAATAATATATCAGATAGACCTGGCACATCAAATTATGCAGCTGCTCGTGATTCTAGATTTGATGAGGTTCATGTTGTTGTAATTGATGACACAGGAGAAGTATCAGGTAATGCAGGTACTATTCTAGAGAAACATCTAAGTCTTTCAAAAGCAAAAGACGCTGAATACTCACTTGGTTCACCATCTTATTGGAGAAAGTATACTTATAATAATTCAACCAATATATTTGCAGGAAGTGCTCCAAATGGTATAGTTGCTACAAATACAACTACACTAGCAGGATTTAGTACTGCTACTGATAATGGTTGGGATCAAAATGCACAAGGAATTTCATTCGGAGCTACTGGTGCAACCACTCTAACATTGGGTGGAGGAAAGAATTATGATGGTGGTACAGATGAGGATGCAGATGGAGCATTCCAAGTAACCTTAGCTGGATTAGCAGGAGGTTATCAACTCTTTGAGGATGATAATTTAAACTCAGCAGATTTCATTCTAATGGGTTCTGGTAATCATACAAAAGAAACAACACAATCATTAGCAAATAAAATAATCTCTGTTGCAGAGATTAGAAAGGATGCAGTAGCATTTGTTTCTCCACATAGGGGAGCATTTTTAAGTGATGGTGCTGCAGGAGCTGTCACAGTCTTTAGTGATGAACAAATCACAGACAATGTTGTTGGATTCTTTGCTCCTGTCACTTCATCATCATTCGCAGTGTTTGATGGAAGTTACAAATACATGTATGATAGATTTGCAGATACATTCAGATATGTTCCAATGAATGGAGATATTGCTGGATTATGTGCAAGAAACGACATCAACAACTTCCCTTGGTTCTCACCAGCAGGAGCAACCAGAGGAACAATCAACAATGCAGTTAAGATTGCTTACAATCCATCTCAGGCTCAAAGGGATATGCTTTATCCTAAGAGAATTAACCCTGTTATATTCTCACCTGGCGCTGGTATTTCACTATTCGGTGACAAAACTGCACAGAAAGTACCATCAGCATTTGATAGAATCAACGTTCGTCGTTTGTTCTTAACAATCGAATCTGTTATTGAGAGAGCATCAAGGTCTCAATTATTTGAATTTAACGATGACTTGACAAGAACTAACTTTGTCAACATTGTTGAACCTTATCTTCGTGATGTA